TCATCAAAAGATATTGATGCAATGAAATTGCTCCAAGGTTTAAAAATTACCGATAATTTTGGCAATATTTCTCTTGGAAAAATTAATAATGCAATTAATGACATCGAGAAGAAGATTGGATCTCTTGGTAAAAACAGAGCTAAATCCTTAGATGCTGATCAATTAAGCACTTTACGTTCTATTCGCGATGACCTTCAAAGACAAGGCAAGGTTGGTCTTGGAAAATCATTGGGATCTAATACCGTTCAAAACTTAGTTACTCAAAATATGCTTGAAACAGTTTTGCCAGGTAAATTGGGAACTTTAGCTTCTCATCTGCCTACTGGATCTTTGTCAGGAGCTGCTGGAGCTACTGTTGGAGGATTATTGGGCGGATATGGTGGCGCTGCTGCTGGTGGTGTAATTGGTGGAAAAGCTGGATCAATTTGGCAATCATTAATGGAACGCAAAAATGATGCGGTCATTAATGCTTTAACAGAGCATTTATTAAATCCAACACAAATGACAATTCAGGCGAAAAAGCCCGTTGTCACTCCGCAATTGATGGAATTGCTCTATCCAAGTATGATTGGAGTAGGCACAAATTCAGTTTCTCAGCGCCAATAAAAAGGCTTTTTTGAAATTGATAATGAAGTTATAGGAACAAGCAACAAATAAGAATGCGCATGGTTTAGGATGCGCTTGGATGAACTGAAAGAGGGTATCAAACATGAGTGGAATTTTACCAAACGGAAAACAACAATTTATTGACTCTAATGGTAATCCCTTAGCTTCAGGCAAGGTTTATTACTATATTCCAAGCACAACAACATTTAAAAACACATATCAAGATCCAGCATTAACCATTTTGAATACAAATCCAATTCAATTGGATGCAAATGGACAATGTATTGCTTATGGAAATGGGTCTTATCGTCAACAAGTTTATGATGTTAATAATAATTTAATTTGGGATCAGGAATCAGACGCTCCTTTATCAATCAGCGATTTAGAAGTTGCTGCTGGAGCAACATACATTGGTTATCAAGAAGGACAATCTAATTCTGTAGTTCGCACAGTAGCTCAAAAACTTCAAGAATCTGTTTCAGTTTTAGATTTTGGCGCAGACCCAACTGGTACTGTTGATTCAGCTACTGCTATCCAATCTGCTATAAATTCAAATAAATCTGTTTATTTTCCAAGTGGAACTTATTTATGTTCTGCTCAAATTACAAAGACAACTGGATTTTTTCATATTTATGGTGATGGCGCAAATATTACAGAAATTCAATTTACATCTTCTGTTGCTGGAAATGCAGGATTTAATTTTACACAACAAAATGACCTTAATTATGCAAAAGTAACTGGCCTTACCCTTTCAACTTCTACAGGATATGTTTCTGGCAAAACAGCTTTATATATTAATGGAAGCCCTCAAGTTACCTCAGGTTCACCAAGAGGAACAACTTTAAATAGGTCTGAAAGAAGAATTTTAATAGATGATGTAGAAATACGAGGAATAAATGATTCTGCTACAACTGGATGGGGTATTGGAATTAGAGTTACCTCTCTTGGTTGGTCTAACATATCTAACTATGCGTTTTTAGGGGATTACTCACAAGGCTCATCGACAGGAAATTGGCAAGGATATGCTATTCAAATTGATGGTGATGGTATGCCTGTTGAAAGCAAGTTTAGCAAATTATCTATTTATTCTGCTTATGCTGGCATCTTTTTACCTGATTATTTTGAAGGTTTGTATGTTACTCAATTTGATATGGTTAACGTGCAGTATGGAATACTTGCACAATACACAGTAGGAGTAAGTTTTTATCCTTCTCAAGCTTTATGCGGTTTATTGCAACCAACTATTACAAATGGACATATTAATTGCCGTATAGCAGCAATTAAAATTGTTAATGTAAGTCAAAGTTTTATATCAGATTTAAATATTTATCTAAACCCACAAAACGCAGATACTAATTTTGTTGGTATTATTTTAGATACAGGCAGCGGAAATACAATTCATAATAATGCTATTTCTAATCAAAACCAATCATTATCAACAAATCTTGCTTGGGGAATTATTTTAAGAGATATAGCTAGAAGTTATGCAACAGAAAACTCTATTTATTATTTTAATGGAGCAGGAATATATTTAAATTCAGGTTCTAGTTTTTCTCAAGCAAACTATATTCTTTCAAATTTAGTTTATACATCAACTAATATAGTCGCTATTGATAATGCTTGTATTTCTAATTTTATTGATTTAAATACTGGAATTTCAATTTCAGGTGTTGATTACACATTAGCAACAGATAATTACATTCCTAAGCGTCAATACAATGATTCTGTTGTATATACATTAACAGGTGGCTCTCCTACTGAAGTAGTTACAATTCCTGTTCCTTCATCTTATTTTAAAAATAAACCAACGTCTGGTTTTTTAATGTCAACTGATTCTTCAGGAGTTATAGGGTGGTTTAACTTTACAACAGGAACTGCAACTGCTGTTCAGTTTACTGTTGCTAATAAAACCAATACAAATTTAACTGCTGGTTTAATTCGTTTTTCTGTGGCTATTTTTGAATAAAAATATTTATACATTAAATTATTAAAAAAACAAATAGTTAAATATTTTGAGGGTTTACAAGTTTTGCATCAAAAATAATAATTTAAAAAGGAAAAATAAGAATGTCTGAATTAGATCCAAAAATACAAAAAGAAGCCATAAAGGAAGCATTGCAAGAATGGCTTGATAGTCAGTTTTCTAAATTTGGCAAATGGACATTAAATGGCCTTCTTTCTGTTGGTTTGGTTGGTCTTGTTTATTTATGGGCTGCTGGTCATGGATGGGTTTCACCAAAAGGTTAATATGGCCGATCAAGATAGCGCAAAAGAAGTCGCTGGCAAATCAATTGGTCAACATGGATTGGCTTACATAACTGCAATTATTGTTATAAGCGTTGCAGCAAGCATTTTTTTAGATGCATCAAAGATTGCTGCAGTTATTGGTATGGCTGGCGGTGCAATCATGGCCATTATTAATATGATGAATGCGGTTTCAGGCACTACTGAAAAAGAAGAAAAGCCCGAATTTGCAGTTATTCAACAACTCATTCAACGCTTAGATCATCTTGCCGATAAAGAACCTCCAATGTCAGTTACTGTTGACGGAGATAAAGTTACAGTAACCAAAGGCTCAGATAGCATTACTACAAAAAAATGATCGAAGAAGCCAATCTTTTAGAGTCATCTGAATCAGAAAAAGTAATTGTTGCCGACAACAATCAAAATTGGCTTAATACAAAATGGCGACCAGCAATGGCTTGGATGTATATGTCAGTTTGCATATTTGATTTTATGATTGCTCCTATATTTTGGTCTTTGGTGCAAGTATTTGGTAAAGGAGTTGTCCAAAACCAATGGAATCCTTTGACGTTACAAGGTGCTGGATTTTTTCATCTTTCAATGGGTGCAATCCTTGGAATTACTGCTTATGGTCGTACTCAAGAAAAAATGCAAGAAATGACGGTGAAATAATGTTTTTATCAACATACATAAAAATTGCCATTTTGCTATGCATATCTTTGGGAAGTGCATATATTACGCATGAAATTGATTATTCATCGATAGAAAAAGCAAAAGCCGAAGCAGTAACTCAAGCACTTAAAAATCAAACCGAGATCATTAACAAACAAGCCCAAGACACTCAGAAAGCCCAAAATGAAAAAGACGCTCTCCAATCTCATTATGAGTTGCTCCTTAATCAGTATCGCGGTATCGGGTTGCACAACCATAACTCCTCCAGCAACCAATCCGCCTCCATTGCAATACCAAAGAAAGGACTCAGATTACTTGAGTCAGATGCAGAATTTCTTATCGGATTTGCTAAATCGTGCGCAACCACAGAAATCGAGCGAAACGAAGTAATTGATAAATATAACGATTTGACGGTGAAATAATGGAATATTCAAAAAATGGCTTACATCTTACAGAGCGTTTTGAAGGTTGCCGACTTAGTGCCTACCCCGATCCTGGAAGTTGGGGTGATCCTTGGACTATTGGCTATGGTCATACTGGCCCTGAAGTTGTTGATGGATTAGTAATTACTCAAGAACAGGCAGAGCAATACCTTGCTCAAGACATTAAACAAGCCGAGGCGAACGTCAATGCGGTAGTTCATGTAGAGTTAACCCAAGAAGAATTTGACGCGCTTGTGGACTTCGCATTCAATTGTGGATGTCGCAATTTAGACTCATCAACTCTTATGAAGAAGCTAAATGCTGGCGATTATGAGGGCGCATCACATGAGTTTATTAAATGGGATATGGCTGCCGGTCATCATATGGCTGGCTTGTTAAAACGCAGAGAAGCAGAGGCTGCAATGTTTATTTCAAAATTGGCATGAGCGACATTTTTGACGATGCAAGCGATTTAGAAGAGCATCATCGATCTGTTGCCCTTGCCAAAGCTAGATTACAAAAGAAAGAACTTAAAATTACTGGTTTTTGCTTAACTTGCAATGAACGCTTAGAAGATTCAAAAAGATTTTGTGATGCTTGGTGTCGAGATGAATATCAGCGCTATGAAAGAATCGCAAAAATTAAAGGCTTGAAATAGCACTTGCCAAGTTATACAAGGTCATCAAATAATCTCTGATTTCTTGATTCTTGCTAAATTCATCGGCATTTTCTTTGATCTGATCCGCAATTTTTAAACTTTCAATCAAATCTTTAAACTCATATTGATCAATTGATTGGTTTTCTAGCATCATCTTGTAAGATTTTGCTTCTTTGTATAAATCACTAATATTCATCTTGGTTTGCTCCCTGTAACTTGCTGAATGCGCTCAGCAGTAGTTTCGATTATGTTTAATTTGGCCTTGCAATATGCTGCGCTGGGGCTTTTGAATGTATAAAGCTGATCAACTATTTTGTAAAGATCATCAACTAGCGCAATCTCTTGATCATTATTTGGCAAATATTGACTGTAATTCTTTAATTCTAAAGCGCTTACATATATGACATAAGTGCTTTGTTTTGAGCAATCTGATACTTGTGCTTCGGTTCTTATTCTATTGACCAAACCATATTCAAGCGGATCATAATTGCCGATCATTAAACTGCATCCTGACAAAAACAAAATAGGAATTAATTTAAACGGATAGCGCTTGTTTTCTCTTGTTTTGCGTCTTTCATCGCGTTTTGGTGGTTTGCTCATTATTATCTCCAGGTGGGAATAAACATTTGGGCATTGCTACATACGAGTATGAAATCAGGAAAAATCCTCGCTTATGCCATCCTGTTGCGCCTGATTAACTATTCCCTTTTCAATTTTATCAAGCTGGCTTTGCAATTGCCTTAATTTTTTTGCTGCTTCCATGATATGCAAATCCATATAAAGTTCTTCAAGTCTATCAGCTAATTTATATGCGTCTGTCATTTTATTGGCCTATTTGCGTGTTTTTAAGATCTTGCTCGCTCTCATGTCGCTTAAGATCGGCAAAGGCATCTCAAGTCTTTTTACTTTATTTGCTGGATGACAACACCATTTTTCACCCATTTTTTTAATTGATTCTTTGGCATTGATGGCATTTTGCTCAACCAAAAGCTCATAAATATCAAAATTAAATCGTCCAGCTTCAATCATTTGCTTTAAAAGGCTGCGGTCATTCTTGGTCATAACTCCATAATCTCCACGTCATGCGCTTTCTT